AGTTGCATAAAAGGAACAAAAGTACTACTACCCAGAATCACAATCTGAGTAAAAGACTTGTAGTTTACCTTGAGAATATTCTCTTCTAGAATTCTTTGATTGGCACGGTCATCTGCTTCCTTATGAAGAGGAACACCATTTACTTCTATATCAAAAATATTTGGTTTGATTCCACGACGAACAAGATAATCACGATTATTTACAGAAAATTCAATTTCTACAAGACATTCCTTTTCATTAGTAGTGTTGACTAGTTGATTTTTATTTATTTTTCTAAATGGTTTGTTGAAAAGAACAAAGGTAAGTGCGTCCAATATTGTGGATTTACCAGCACCATTTGTACCAATAATCAAATTCGTATTATGCTTTTCAAAATCAACTTCAGTCCAATGATTTCCAGTGGAAAGAAAATTGCGCCATTTAATCTTGTGAAATACTAACATTTTTAGGAGGAATTACGATATCATCAGGAGTGATCACAGCATACTTGTAATTATAAAGTTTACAAGTCTTTATTGCAAGGTCGTCGTCAACTTCAACAACGTCCATTTCAGTTTCTTCTTGGTCTTCTAGCATCAAAGCATAGCGAGTGGCATCATCTTCTTCTTCAAAGAGAAATAAAACTTTATGTCCATATTGGTCTTGGACGGCATATGCACCATCGTCTTTTCTATCTTTGAGAGTCAGAAGAAACATTTATTCTACCTCGCAAGCTTGTCGATAAAGATCTTGAAAAATACCTTTGATAACATTTTTATCAAATTCAAATTCTGCTTCGTCAATATAACGATTTAGAATAGACATTGTATTTTCTTCTTCATCAATCTCAAAATCTTCATTTTCTTGAATTTCAAAATTTTCTACAATTTTTAAATCTTGAATTCCTGCCGTATAAAGTTTATCAATGAATTTTTCAAAATCTTTTGGTTTAGATTTTTTGCGGACAATCACCTTTACAATTTTGTTTTCATACTCAGTTATATCAAACAATTGATAAGGAGTATCATCATAATAAATGTTATAGAATAATTTATAAGGATTGTTAATTGGAGTATGTTCTAAAGTTTCTGTATCGAAAATATGAAATCCACGAGGATCATTTACATCATTCCAATACATCTCATAAGTATTACCGAGATAGAATACAGTTCCATTATCAGAACGAGTATGGTAATGACCAGAAAATACCTTTGTGAAGTTTGAAAAAATATTCGCTTCCAGTCCATGATCTTCCATTACAAGATTGCGGTTTACACGAAAACCCTGAAGTTCTAGATGACCCATTGCAATCTTTGCTTTAGTCTTCTTAATTTGTTTTAGAGTTTCATCATAGTTTTCACTACAAATCCAAGGAACCATCATAATATCCAATCCACCAACTTTAACTGTTTGTGGAGAACTGTAAGTTCTAATATTTGGATAAGTTTGAAGAAGAAGACTTGGAGAATTGACATTATTGGTATTCTTATAGTAGCAATCATGATTACCAATAATCATATGAACATCATAATCTCGCAGAGGTTCAAATACAACACGTTTTGCCCATTCAAGACTTTGATAATCAATTGACTTACGACTATCAAAAGCATCACCCATATGAATGACTGCCTCTACTCCATGTTCTTTTAGAGCAGGGAAAAAAACATTCTTGTAAAAAAGTTCAAAGTAGTCATGGAGATACTTAGAACCTTTGCGGGCACCAAAATGGCTGTCGGTAAAAATTCCGATTTTCATAATAATTTATTTCCTTTGCGGATATTTTCAGTAGCAGTCAAAATTTGCAAATTATCTGGGTGGTGCTTACCACCTTTTGAGATTGGATGAATATGATCAACATGATGAGCAATTCCAGTTTCTTCCGTGATCCTAGCACATTCTTGGTAGATAAGCAAGATGCGTTGATGTTCTTCTGCTGTTAGGATTGGTGCTTCACCAAACTTCTTTGCCCTATACCTATATGTTTTATTATTTTGTTTTTCTTTTGTCCTGTAAGGTTTCATCAACTCTTCATTATTCAATTTTTCTAATCCAGATTTAATAGCACAAGAAACGCAATTATAAGAACTTACATATTTCTCAAAACTACCACAATGCTTACATGATGTATTTCCAGTATAGGTTTTTTTACCTTCTGCTATTGATAATTCCCGTGAGGCACTTTTTTGAGTGTATCCATTAGAAGCAGCCTTTGCTTTATTTTTAAGCATATTTTCCCCCATTATCCTTTTCCTTTCTTCGGGGGTATATTTTGGTTTAGTCATAAGTATTTCTAACTCCAAAGTGTATGGTTATTTATGATACTTTGGAGTTAGAAAAGGTCATCGATTTCCGTTTCTGTATTGGATGTTGTCCTTCATCGTATTATAGTCCGAATTGTTACCAGAAAGCAACCCATCATCAACGGTCATAACCTCATCAAACCCAGTGCGTTCGATAATCTTAGTCTTGATATCCAGTTGCTTCTTTTCCTTTTGAATTCTTCTCAGAAATGCGTAGTGAATAATCTGAGTAAAGTATGCAAAAGGATTCTTTGACTTTTCTGGGTCAAAGTTATGAATATACTGAACACAATTCTCAATTCCATCAGAAATCATATCCTCACGGAACATATAATTGACAAAGTTTGGTTTATATGATAAATGAGTAGCAATCTTTAGAAAACACTCACCAAGGTAATTTGGAATAGGAGGTTTACCATCCCAGTGCTTGCCCCTATCTTGCTTAGTGGGGTCTCTATTGAACTTCTCATTGAATGATTTTTCAACCTTTGATCGATAAACAACCATTGCCTCTAAAAGTTCTTTATTATTTACATAATGTTCTGTTTTTTTCTTAGGCATAGCATTGGACTTATATAATATAGGTTATCCTTATTATAACACAACTACAAGGGCTTGACAAGGTATAAAAATACGTGTAGACTACCTTTGTCCCGGTTGAAGATGAGAATTTAGCTTTCTTTAAGTCCTTTAAAGATTCTCTCAAGACTCTTGCGAGCATCTTCAACAGAAGAAACATAACCCATCTTTGAAGAAGGTTTTACTTTACCTGCAGGATTATAAAGATCAATATTATCATTATCTTCAATATAGTTATTGTAAATATCAAGTAATTTTTTATCTTTAGTTTCAGTCATTGTAATAATCTTATCAAGTTTTACAATAAAGAAATCATCATCAGATAATTCCATCCAAGGTTTTACCTTAAGATAAGTTCCTTGTTGATTATGATAAGTTTTCATAGTAACTGGATTCTGAAGAACTAGTACTGGATCTCCATCATTCTCATCCACAAGGACTAACGATAGAATCTCTTCACCTGATACTAGTTTTATAATTGCGTAAAACTCTTCTCCCATTAGTTTTTAAAAGGTATATTTACAATATCATAATTAAAGTTTTCTTCATTATAGACTTTAATACGTTCGATTAAATGATTAAGAGTATAATTCTTTCTTGACTTATAACTGATATCATCGGCAATATCATATAGAGTTGCTTTTGTTTTATTATTTCCTTTTCTTAAGACTCTTCCGATTGATTGGAGGTTTCGGATTCTTGATTTGCTAGGGGAAGCAAAGATAACATTATGTAAATTTTTAATGTTGACACCAGTAGAAAAAGTGCCGTAAGAAGCAACGATGATTGCATTATTTTCCTTTTCAGTAATTTCTCTTACTTTTTCTCTATTTTCGGTATCAACACCACCATGAACGAAAAACACATGACGATTCTCAGATATACTCTTATTTATGAGTTCATATAGAGGTTGTCCGTGACCTTCAACTCTGGCGAAGAGAATCAAAGTGTTTCCTTTTAGATCGAGAGCAAGGTTTTTGATAAACTTATTTCTCTTTTCATGATTGATAATATACTGAACTTCTTCTTCAAAGTTTTCAAATTTATGTGCTGGGTGCTTCAGTAGAAGAATATTAATATCAAGTTTTGCAACATGTCCTTTCTTCATCAACTCATCAGTTTTAATAATCTTATAAGAAGGACCAAATAATCCTTCCAATACCCACTTATGAGTTTGTGTACCGTCTAAAGTTCCTGTAAATCCAAATCGATATTTGGCATCAGAAAGTTTTGTCATTATAGATACTAATGACTTTGATTTAAACTGGTGTGCTTCATCTCCTACGACCACATTAAATCTTGAGAAATATTGTCGGGGAAGTTTGTATATTGATTGCCAGGTAGTGATAATCACCTGAGAGTCTGTTTCTCTCTCTTTCCCAGCATAGATCTTGTGGCAAAATGAACCCACATCCCATCCATAATCTTCAAAATCTTTATACATCTGCTCTACAAGGGATGTCGTTGGGACAACTACGAGAATATTTTGTCCTTTCTCAACGTAATATCTCACGATCGAATATATCATCAACGACTTTCCAGAAGCAGTTGGAGATATCAGCAACTTTCTATTATGTCTTAATGCGTCGTATACTCCCTCAACTTGGTAATCGCGGGGAGCATACTTGCAGATAGAATTCATGTAATCTTTTACACCTTCCTTTGAGATATTTTCATTCACCTCAAAAGGAAGTCCATAAAACTTATTATTTGTGAACTCATACGTGTAATTATGATCCTCACAGAATTTAATAATTCTATCTAAGAGACCAATATAAATCTCACCTGTTTGTGTAGAGAACAGGCGAATTTTTCCATCCCAGTATTTGTTGCGAAACTGGGGACTAAATTTTGCATTTGGAACATCGAACGTAAATTGATCTTGAAGTTCGTAATATACGTGAGGTTCTGCTTGAATGTGGAGATAAACCTCATTCTTTTTTGATATCACCAAATGAGACATTCATAAAATATCAGTTACAAATATTTATTGGTAATAAAAAAGAGGCATTTCTGCCCCTTAAGTTAGCATCAATTAGCAAGTCCTATTCCACCTATACCAAAGTTTCCACCAGTTCCTGGAGTAAATCCCGTTCCAGAAGGTCTTTGGTCTACTCCTCTTCCTACATTAGGTAATGTTGAAGAACCTCCTCTTGGTTTTATTCCAGATTGTCTTCTAAGTGTCTCTCTATTTTGTGGTTTTTTTAGTGCGGTATTAACTCTTTGTTTCAATTCTATTTTTTGAGGTCCTTGTAGTCTAACTGTTTGAGTTAATGGACTATTAGTAACATCGTACTTATTTGCAGCTTGTGGAGACATTTGCATTGCGTTAAATTTTCGCCCACCTTTTTCAAAATTCCATTGCCCCATTTTCTGTCTCATTGTCTTTACCCTTTGAAAAGTTGAAGATGGAATACTGAATGTGCGGATTGCTGGTTGCCCACCTCTTTGATTAGATCTCTGATTTGCATACATCTGAGCAGCTGAACGTTGGGGTGTAGTATAAACACCACCTCCCATCATTTGTCTTGTTACATTTTTATCTGTTCTCCAACCTCCTTGATTTATTAATTGTGACGATGCTTGATCTGTTCCATGGTATAAACGAGTTCTTGAAATTATTTTTGAAACAGGTGATGAAACTTTTGATACTAATGCCTTATTTCGAAATTTGGATCTTGCGGCCGCTTTGACTAAAGATGCTGCAAGTGCTTCAGTCATAAACTGATTATAAGTTTTCATCTACCTTTCTAGATTTTATTTTTATTTAGTTGAACCCTGATTGGAAACGGTGCCATTCAATAGCATTTTTGATTTGATAAGTGCGATTAGAAATAGTCTTAATAACTTCTTCTAAGAACTTAAGCATAATGTCATAGTATCTAATCTTGAGTTCTACCTTACTCAACTTCTCATCACCGTCCATATGCCTCTGTAATGCCTCTTTGTCCCGAACTTTATACGGAAATGGTTCTTCTTCGTAGACCTCTATAGGTGCCTTTCCTGTGTAGTAGTTGTAGCGTTCAAGTTTAACTCTGTTGTAAGTCTCTCTTGCTTTTTCTCTGAGTAGGGTAATTGTATTGTATACTGTATAATACTTTGAGTGAAGTTGTGGAATTTTTAAAGATTCATCGTGCAAATTATCAGGATCGATGACAGAATCTCTCTGCCACATTTCCTGGATTTCATCAAGATTCATAGACCTGTGGTAATGTTGTAGATAGTATACTTGAAAGATACCTCTGCTGTAAAGTATTGAATATCAGTTTGAGTTGAGTCAAATTCCAATGAAGTTAATGAAACTGGAAATAAATCTTTAAATTTAACAATCGCATTTGTGTTATAGTTACTATCTAAAATATAAAGACTTCCATCACTAAATGCTCTTTTAGGATCTAGTGATTGTGTTACATCATC